TCACCAGTTTTTAAGTTTTATTTATCAGGGTGCAGCTCGTAATAGATCAGGAGACAACATGGAGTCTTCTTTAATTCTTGCTAACAATGCAATTAGTATGGGATATGCAACAAAAGCTGTTGCTGGGAAATACCACGTGCAAGTAGATACTTATTTGATGACTACTGATTTTGCTCCTAGTAAATTATTAACTTCAGAAACATGGTTAGCTGCTTCTTTGTCATACGATCCAACAACAATTGAAATACTGCTTAGTAGTGCGATTGATGCAGTCGGAGCAAATGCACCTAACAGAGTCTTAACTAAAAGAATGGTAGGAAATTTACCTGTTACTGGAACGATACAAAGCAGGTGAGGCCAGATCAATTAATTGGATTACCTTATCGTTTAGGTGCTGACCCCGTAAAACATGGAGCTGGAGACTGCCTGTCTTTGGTTCGTACAGTGCTTGCAACTTATGGTTTTACAGTGCCAAAAGGAGAAAGAGATTGGTATCGGAGGTTAAGAAAAAAGGACTACAGTATTTTTTTTGAAGAATTAAATAGGTGGGGAGTTGAATCACCCCCTAAACTAGGAGCAATTGCTTTATGTAAATCAGGTGACGGATTTGCTATGGCTGCTTTCTGGGAGGATGGATGGCTGAGTTACAGAAAAACATTCGGAGAGTTGGTGGTGAATTGGTGTCCCCTAGACAACCTCATGGTCGAAGGTTGTTACTACCCTCGGAAGTCGAATTATGTAAGACGTTAGGTTTATGTGAAGATGAGTATTGGTTTTTTGTAGATCAGACTGCTGCTTACAACGGAAAGAGGAAAGAAGGTTATGAATTAATTCCTGACATAAAAGCTAGTGGAGCTGAAGCTTTTTTTGCAACAAAAGTTTTAGGAGTTACTTACGGTCAGATAGCACTTACTGTCGCAATGACAGCAATTGGTTATCTATTAACACCTAAACCAAAACCATTTAAACAAGGTGCAACTGTAAGAGGTGCAGATGCTATTGGTAGCAAGCGTTTTGCACCACAATTTGCTTTTAATAGTTTACAAGAACTTGCAAACATAGGAGATACTATTCCTCTTGTTTTTTGTAATCATAAAATAATTGATGATCCTGAAAATATTGGACAAAAAATATCTCAAGGTGGAACGAGAGTTAATGGACAATTATTGTGGTCACAATTATTAAGTTTAGGAAAACTGCAACAGTTAAAAGCTTTAGTCTTATTCTCTTCAGGAGATATAGAGGGTAAACCTGACTTCGAAGGATATGCTATTGGTGATTTATTACTTTCAAGCTATAGCAATAAAAAATTAGATCTATTCTTTAAATCTAATCCTGCAACTTCTCCAGACAATCGAATAACAATTGAAGATAAATATATAGAATCAGGTATATCAGGTATGGATTATGTTTATAGCGATGTTTTTGCAAGTACGTGGCCTCTTTCTAAAAGTGGGCAACAACCTGTTTATTCGTTTAGTGGTGCAAGAAACCCAACAACTCAAGCTGTTTTTGGCTTATATAGTCCAATGCCAAACGCAAGTGTAGTAAAACTTTCTTATGAGTTAAATGTTCCAGTTTCAAAGAGTAGCAATCCAGCCAAAAGAGCTGTAGAAACTAAATCAAAAAAAGTAAATACATTTTGGCCTGTAAGAGCTGGATTTGTTGAAGGAAACGTAAGTCCTGTTATGGGCCCATTTCAACCAGGAGAAGAACCAGAACTTACATATAAAGTTTTAAAAACTTCTCATGTACCTGTTGAAGGAACTGATCAAGAATTAGGTTTATATCCACACGGCACAGAAGATGTTGTCTCAATGATTCGTGGAATTAGAGAAAATATTGATGCAAATTTGGCAGTAGGTGAGACATATATGGCAGGAGATGGATTAGTTTCATGCAAAAGAATAGAAACACAAGAAGGTGAAGAAGGTGTTCCGTGGCGACCTACAACATTTCTAAATGGGAAAAGACAATATGCAGGAATAGAACGAGAATATGTTTTTCAAGTTGAAGAATTTGGAACAAATTATGATGCTATCGGAACTCCTTTTAGACATCCAGATTCAACTTTAAGGCAACACGAATCACAACCTCAGTTTCAACCCTGGGATGATAGTCAACCAGAAATAAATGGAAGAAAAATAAGAAATAAACAAGTAATGACTGATTACTCTTTGCAATATGGTTTTGCATATAGAAACCCTGTTCTACAAAGAGTTGCAATAGGAACGATTACTAACAGTAGATCTTGTGCCATGACAGAAATAGGATTGAAATCAAAAGTCTTTAGCAGTATTAGAGGTGCAAATCTAAATTCAGTTCCAGATAAAGAAGCGTTAGATCAAATGTTTAGTGATAAAACTAATTTTCAATTAGGAACAATTGATCATTTCCTAAAAAGATTTTCTTTTTTCTATTTACAAATTAGGAAAGCAGGTACAAATGATGATTGGCAAACCTTAAAAAACACAGGTACAACAGGTAATAATCATACTAATTTGTTTTGTGTAAGAGGCAATTCTCCAGAGTTTCAATATAACTATATAAAAATTAGTCATCCTACTCCAAATAGTCAGTTTGAATTTAGGTTTAAACCTTACCCTGGAAATAATATTCCTATTATGCACTTAGGACAAAAAGTTAATCTTTTAAATGCTGGAGTAACAAATCAAGAACAAAGAGAAAGACAATTTGAATCTAATACTCCAAACATAGGTCGATGTATTGTTTCTTTTGCAGGACAAATAGATTTTAAATTAGAAGTAAATGAATTATCAAATACAGAATGGAAATTATCCTATAACACTGGTACGGGTGCAAACCTTATAGATAGCGGTGGTGTTATAGGTCTTTCTAATTACATTTCAGGTGTTGATGATTTACAGATACCTGGTACTCGTGTAACTTTTGAAGCTAACAACCAAAACACAACTCCTAATTTTGAACCCGTAGAATATGTAGTGTTTGAAGATAGAAAACACGTTCAATTAGTTTCCTTAAATAAAGATTTTGATCCTGTTAATGGCAACTGGGCATGGATCGTATATGAAAATGGTGTTGAAGTAGGTGTTGAAGTTCAACCTGCTGGAACGCCTTCAAGTGAAATATCAATTGATAGTTTTGATGGAGGTAGTACTTATGAAATAGGTCTTCATCCAACTGTAATTAATCATCCAGAAGATCCTTCGATTAGAGTCGATTACTATGAGTTCTCTAAGACACCTATCCTTACACTTTCATCACATCCAGACGCATGACCCAAATATTTAACAACGGAGGAGAAACCTTAACTACTGCTACTGATGGAGCTGGGAGTGGTTTGACTGTAAATGTATTAGTTCGCTGGAATAGTAATTTTGCTTGGAGAGCTGAATGGTCAATTATTAATGAAGGAATTGGATATAAAACGGGAGATACTATATCAATTGGAAGACCAAGTGGTTTGCCTAATGCTGCAATTTTTCCTAATGGTGCAAGTTTTACAGTAACAGCAATTGATTTACCTGATGTTCTTGCAGAAGAAGAAACAACTGAAGACGGAGATACTTTTATCTTAAAAGGAAATCTTAATCAATTTGATGCTGTTGCTGATTATGTTCAGTTTCCAGATATGGAAACTAAAAGTCATCAAGACGGCCCTGAACACGAGGTGGTTTATGTAAATGAGCAAACAGATCCTGGCTATGGAAAAGCTTTATATCCAGAACTGGCACTAGGTGGTATAAGAATAAATAGTGCAAAAGAGTGGACAAACTTTACCCAGTTATCTGCTTACTTTAAAAAAGGAATTAAAGTTACTGATTTAATAAATGGAGGAGATAAAAAAGCAAGTAATAACTTTGTAGAAATTGCAAATGCGTTGTTAACTGATTCTACTTTAGGAGCAGGAGAACTTATTGGAACAAATGCTGTAGGAGATTTATCAATAGCGGCTAAATTTTGTGAGGCAAATAAGTTTACTTGGGACGGAATTATTAGTCAAAAAATTAATTTAAGAGATTTTTTATATGAACACGCAGGTTATAATTTGCTTGATTTTACAGTGATTGGAGGAAAGTTTAATTTAGTTCCTGCTGTCCCATTTAATCTTACAAGTCATCAAATTGAACATAATCAAAAAATAGAAGTAAAAGCATTATTTACCGATGGAAATATAAAAGATCTCCAAGTTAGTTTTTTAAGTCCAGAAGAAAGACAATTATTTAAAGCTAATATTTTATATAGAGAAGAAAAAGAAAATGGTTTTTCTGAAACTAAAAATTTAATAATACGCTTAATTGATACACAAGGAGGAAGTAGTACTGATCCTATTGAAACTTATGATTTGTCTGGTTTTTGTACAAGCAGAAAACAAGCTAGAGTTTATGCTCAATACATTTTAAAATTAAGAAAAGAAATTGATCATGGTTTGAGTTTTAAAACAGCACCTCAATACGTTGTTAATTTACAACCTGGGGAATATTTTAGGTTAGTTTCAGAAGCTACACATATAGATGGATATGATAATGGTGTGATTACTGCTGATGGAAAAGTTATTAGTAAAGATACAATTACTGGATCGCAACCAATCTATTATTGGAAACCAGGGACAACAGAAATTGGAGAAGCAACAATTAACTTTGATGCACCTATAGGCTTAAGAGGAGTTTTATTTACGATAAAAAATACTGTAACAAGTAATAGAATTTATAAATTAGAAACTATTTCTTATTCAGAAGATGGTTTGGTTGAAGTTTCTGGTAGTCACGCACCATTAACAAGCACAGGTTCATTAGCTATTCTTAATGGGTGGGATGGAACTCCTCCGTTTAAGCATTTTGAGGAAATTATTTAATGGCAACAGAAAAACCATTCCCTACTATCAAGCCTTCGTCTAGAAGTTATAACCCTGGTGAATATCCCAGTACTACCTTTGAGTCTTTAAATGGTACGAAAACACATTTGCGTTATGGAAACAAAAGAGTTAATGCAACTTTGCAGTTAGGTTTTTCTGGTATTACAGATGCTCAAGCAGCATTAATTTTAGAGAATTATGAAGACGTTAACTCTGAATGGAATTATGTAACGTTTGACCGAGGTTTTGGAACGGTAGGTATTACAAATACAGATTTTTTAGGTTATTTAAAAGAAGCAACATCAAGCTTAAAATGGAGATATTCTCGACCTCCATCGGTTACAAGTGTATTTCCTGGAACAAGTAATGTTAGTTGTTCTTTTGTCGCTTGTCTCGATTCACCGTAGAATAAACGCAATGTTTTAGCTAGAGATCGTGTCAACACTTTATTCAGGAAGGTCGGGAGCTTTATATGTAAGTGATGTAAAGAAAGCTAAGGTGCAAAATTGGAGCTACTCCATGAGTCAGGCTGTTATAGAAACTACTTCTATGGGAGACACTGATAGGACTTTGAAGGATGGGATAAGAAGTTATTCAGGTAGTGCAAGGTTGTTTTATGAAACAACATCAGGAGGGTCAAACCTGAAAGATATTCTTGAAAATTCAATAAAGGTAAGTGAAACTTCTTCTTCTGGTGGTGATGGAGAAAATGCTGCAAGTGCAGAATTAAAACTTAAATTAGAAGTTGGTACAAATCGTTCAATTACATTTTTTGTATTTATTACAAGTATTGGAATGAGTAGTTCAATGGGTGAAGTTTCATCTTGTGATATTTCTTTTGAAGCTAACGGTGCTCCTGTT